AATTAGCCAAGGAGATCCGCCAGGACAACTGGCTCATGCTCCAGTTCGGCGTCGCAAAAGAACTGGGACTCAGCCTTGAGCAAGTCCGCACGACAATGACCGCCGAAGAACTCCTTGGCTGGAGCGCTTACTTCCAGATCCTGAACGAGGACCAACAAAAGGAGCTGGACAAAGCCAAACGCCGCCGCTAGTCCCGGCGGCATTTTTCTGCCGTAAACTGAAGTACCAGTTAGTAGCGGCGCCGTGGCTTACAGAGCCGACATCGAAATTGCCGTTCGTGGCGCACAAGAACTTAAGCGTTTAGGCGATCAAATAAACGCAACTTCTAAACTTGTAGATGGTCTTAACAACTACCTTGAAAATATCGGAACAGGTGGTGTAGTTCGTAACATAAATAATCTGCAGCAAGTAGTTAGTGACGCAGCAGCAGCACTAAACGAAGCCGCCCTAGGTACCAAAGAAGCAACCCTTGCAGCTCAAAATTACGTAGCTGCTACATCAAGTCTTAATAGCGGCTTACGTGAAAAGCTACAACTACTTAAGCAAGTAAACGAAGCAGAGCGCCAGCAACGCCTATCTTCAGCTGGTATCCGCGAAACAACGCAATTCGGCGAGCCTATCGGACCGGGCCAAGCAAGCCCTGTTGCTTTGTCCAGCCAACTTCGTGGACGTACAGAACAGATTCTGGCAGAGCGTAAGGGCGCCGCAGAGCTTACAGCAGTTTTACAAGATCTGAATGAGCAGCAACGCCAGCTAGAAAACTCAAAACTGGATGCAAAGGCAACTCGTATACAGCAAGAGTTAGACCAACAAGCAGCCGCAGCAACTGAAACAGCTACACAAATAGATAAGTTAAGTCAGCGTCAGGCTGAATTTACTACCCGAACAGATGCAGCAGCCGCAGCTGCACGACGGCAAACGGCCGAGTTTTACAGACAACAGCGTCTTTTGCGCCAAGCGCAGACAGGTTTCTCTGCCTCTACCGTTGAGCAAGGACCTGGTGGTCTAGGTTTTAGCGGGGGTTTCACCCCGGCACAGCGACAGCAAGCTAACGAAGATGCTATTTTACGCTCACGTCAGGAGCAAAATAAAGCGCGTCGCCAAAGTTTAGAATTAGCAACAAGAGAACAACTTTTTGAGTTAAAACTAGAACGCGTTTTGGAGAGAAATGCGTCTTCACTCCAACAACGAGCAAAGATTCGAGAAGCTACAGGGAACGCAATTATTGGTGGGGCGTTTCCTCTGCTGTTCGGTCAAGGTGTCGGAGCAGCAGCAGGCGGTGGTATCGGTGGTTTTGCCGGAGGTTTAGCTGGCGGACAGTTCGGGTTTGGCTTGTCGTTGGTAGGCACAGCACTAGGTTCTACGTTCGATCAAGCCGCTCAAAAGTCAGCCGATTTTGCTCGTGCTCTGCGAGGAAACGGCGATGCTGTACAAAGTTTGGAAGCCTTAGTCGGAAGCCTTGATTCCACAACTAAAAATTACATAAGTAATCTTCAGGCAAGTGGTCAAATCGCTGCGACCGCAGATGCTTCGTTTAAAGCGTTAAGCGATACAGTTGGGCGCGAAAACGCAAAAGCCTTGAAGGATGCAGGAGAAGGCTGGAGCGGTTTTGGTAAAACAGTAACAGCTACACTCACAACAATCACAGCAGAAGTAATTCGTACCTTTAAAGAAGTAGAAAAAGCTAGCCCGCAAAGAGGCGGTTTTTCCATCGCAAGTTTTATCGGCCGCTTAGCGTTACAAGGTGAACAACGGGCCCAAACTACACCCGCTCTAACTCCAGAAGCCCAGCAACGTGTCAACATTCTGCAAAAAGAAACTGATATTTTACGCACGCAGACGTCTATTTCTTCGCTATCTTTAAGAAGTAATATAGACCAATTTGTAGCCATAAGTAAAAGATTGCTTGTTCAAGAAAGACTTAAAAAAGAAGCGGAAATTGAGTTCCAGGCAAAACGAGGTTCTTTGACAGCACAAGAACGTTTACTGGCTTTGCAGGGTGCTCAGCTAACGCAACAAGCTGCCTTTAACCAGCTGGAACGTCAACGCGCTGAAGAACTGGCACGACGTCAAGAAGAAGCTGCCCGTACAGCAGAGCAACAGATACAAGCTCGTCTTACGGCATCAAAAAGTATTTTTGATGAACAGCTAAAGCTGATTGACATCAACATTCGCGAGCAAGAATTTGCGGGAGGTCAGGAAGCTGCTTTGCGCCGCTCGCTTCAATTTTCTGAAGCTCGCGCTCGACTTGTCGAGCAGTCCTTAAGCGACGAACGAGATCTGGCTTTAGCCGAGGCAGCCAAAAACGGTACGAAAGCCGAAACACTGCGTCTCTTTAATTTGAAACTTAAGATTGCTCAGTACGACTTAAATCTACAAGATGCTATAAATGAACGTTTAATAGATCGTAATAAGCTCGAAAAGCAACTGGCTGCAACCCAGCGCCAACGAGATATCGCTGAAGCCCTGCGTCCCATCCAACAACAGCAAGCGCGTGTCGGTCTGGATATCGCAGGCTTTACCGTGCCCGAGGCTCAAATAGAGGCCGAACGGTTGCTGCTGGATCAGCGTATCCGCACCGCAGAAACGTTGTTACCGATTCAAGAGCGTATTGCTGATCTGACTGCGGAAATCACTAGTGGGAGTCTAGATGCCGAGGCTTTGGCAGCTAAGCAAGCTGACCTTAACGCGCAGCAGCAGAAACTCGGACTTATCAACCAAGAACTTGTCCTGCTGGATAAACTAGAAGCAAAGCAACTGCAGCTACAGCAATTCTCGGCTAAATACGGACAGCTAATCCAAAGTGTCAGCGGCGAACTCGCCAATGTAATTACATTCGGCGTCGCTGAGCTTGTGCGGGGAACTAAAACGGCCGAGCAAGTCTTTGCCGACTTTCTCAACGCGGTCGGTAGTGCTTTGCTCCAGACGGCCCAACAAATGATTGCCCAGTACATCGCCATCGGCATTGCCAAGATATTCGCCGGTCTTGGCGGAGGACTGACCGGAGGCGGCTTTTCCGGCAACGCGGCAGGTTTTGGCGGCTCCGTCGACGCTGGAATCCCGGCGTTGCCCGGAATTCCCGACTACAGCGGTGCCTTCCGCGCCAACGGCGGCCCGGTCTCTGCTGGATCGCCCTACGTCGTTGGTGAGCACGGCCCCGAGCTGTTCGTGCCAGGGCGCAACGGCAGCGTTGTTTCCAACTCCGGCCTGCGCGATGCAATGGGTGCCGCACCCGGCAGTGGTGGATCGCCGGTGCTGAACATGAGCTTCCAGACAACCAGCATCGGCGGCGTAGAGTACGTCAGCAGAGACCAACTGGAGGCGGCCATGGCCGAAACCCGCCGCCAAGCCACCCGAGATGGTGCCAGCCGTGGCATGACCATGACGCTGGATCGCATCAAGCAATCGCCGCAAACCCGTAGCCGCATCGGTATCCGCTGATGGCCGCGTTCCCCTCGATCACCCCAACCGGCCGCAGCTTCCGCCCCGGCGTGTATCCACAAAAGATGTACCGCGCCCTCAGTGGTGCAGTTGTCAAGCGGACGTACGGCAATTCGCCCTACGGCGCCCAGCTAGACCTGGAGTTCGACAGCATCTCCGACGCCACCGTCGTCACCCTGCTGGACCACTACCGCAGCCAAACCGCAGCTAATCGCCGCTTCACCCTTAGCACCAACGTCACCGCTGGCATGTCCAGCACGTTGGCTGCTCGTGCCAACGCGAGCATCGACGGCCTTCGCTGGGAATATGCCGGCCCACCTGAAGTGCAAACCATCCGCCCTGGCATCAACAATGTCCGCATCAACCTCGCTGGCGAAATCCGCAATCCCCTCCTCGACGACTGATGGACATCCGCATCTGTCAGTTCTTCGACCTGACCACCAGCACCGGCAACCGCCACTTTTTCCAGAACTACTTCGCCAACCAGAACAAGGTCTACGCCGGCCGCACCTACAGCTTTGCCCCCTTCCGCGCCGAGGGCGCCATCGCCAGCCTTAACGGCGAGAACAACATCCTCCAGATCCTTTTTCCCAACCTCGATATTTCAGTCGCCATGCTCTACGCAGGCGACGGCAACCGCCTCAGCACGCTGGAACTCGCCACCGTCTGGCTCACCGCTGACGGCAACTACACCAACAACATCCAGATCGAGTATTACGTCGGCGTCGGCAGCAGCATCAGCGACACCACGCTGGAGCTGCGATTCCGCTCTGCGATCGACAGCGTCACCAGCAACTTCCCCAACCGCACCCTCACCCGCGAATTAGTAGGCCCCCTGCCCCTAGACTCGCAACTGGTCCTCCAGTGATCAACGTCAACGACCTCATCGGGCTGACCTACGGATGGGGCCACCGGCCAGACGACAATAGCGGCCTTACTGACTGTTTTCAGCTGGCCTGTGAAATCCACCGCCGCTTCGGATTGGCGGACTACGCACCGGCTTTTGACTGGGTCTATAGCGAGTTTGACGACGACACCTTTCCGCGAGTCCGCATGGCCCGATGGCTTCTGCAAAACGGCAGTCGTCTGACCACTTTCCGCCCCGCCGCCGTCGTTCTACTGCCCTCCAACGTTGGTGCGGCCCTCGGCACCGTAATGGAGGACGGCAGCACTATTTTCATCGGCCCGTCTCATAATGTAGTAAGAGCCAAGCTGCCAGAAGGCACCGGCCAACTCTTCTGGATGGAGCGATGACCCGCAAGCTGTTGCCCTACGAGCACGATCTGATCGCTGCCCTCGGCGTCACCAAGGAAGAGTATCTCGACTTCCTGGCGATTCAGCAAAGCTATAGCGATCCGAAGGAAGGTACGGTTTTTGACATCCGTAATGATCCTGTAACTGTCAGCATTGTCTTAGCTGTTGTTGGTGTACTTTTTCAAGTTGCTGCGGTACTACTAACCCCACGTCCAGAAATCCCGTCCATCTCGGCCGGCGGCGGCGGCGAACGCCAAACCCGTGAGCAGCGGTTCTCGCCACGGTTCGGCTTCAACAGCGTCCAAGAACTCGGCAAGTACGGCGACACCGTCCCGTTGGTTTACACCGACCGCTCCAGCAGCGGCAACCCTAACGGCGGTGTCCGCGTCTCTGGCTCTTTGCTCTGGAGCGCTGTCCGCAGTTATGGCAGCAACCAGTTGCTTCAGATGCTGTTGTTGCTGACCGGTGGCGCCATCACCCGCATCGACCCACTCAAATCAGCATTTGGTCAAACAGTCATTACTGACCTCATCGCTCAGAACAAGTGGATTTACTTCAACGACAACGCTACGGGTCGCCTCCACTGGGCTGACGAACTCAACGCAGCAAGCAATTCCGATCCAACCAAATACGGGAGCGCAAATGATAATCCTTATCGCTTGCAGCCCGCCATAACTAACACCCGTGTAGACGGATTCAGCCAAGCATATTCTCCCAGCAGCTCAAACGTTTTCGGTGGCTACAGTCCTGTTCCGCTCAACGTCAACACATACCTTCGCAACGAGGCTGGTGACAAAGGCGCCCAAAACATTGAAATTACAGCTACATCCTGGCCGTCGGCGTTAGCAGCCGTCCCTGTCGGACGCACGCTGCAGCTGCGCTTCAAGTCAACTGCTAACCCGCCGACCGGCACAGCTTTTGCCGATGACCTGGTGCGTAGTGCAATGGATACACGTCGCACACTGGCCAGTGTGTTTGATGACGCGGGCATTTTCAAGCTCGGCTCCGCTCGTTATCGAATCAACCGCATTGCTGGCACCACAACCGACGAAGGCGATTTTGTTGTCGATCTGGTTTGCATTGAAGCCGGGCGTGCCCCGTCGTTGCCCTACAGCTACGACGAAGTTTCAGACACAGCAGCCGACTATAAAAACCAGCCCGATTACATCAGCACTAAGCGAGCTGTTGATGCTTTGCTCCAGCAAGACCGTAGAGACAGTTCTTCGGGTGCTTCACTGTCAGGCTTGCCTAGCGGGCAGCAATTTGTTGTGAGCACAGCAAGCGATTTGCTGCGCTCCGGTCAAATATGGACAGTGGCTAGTCGCACTGGCTACGGAGGCTATGCCCGTGGCGCACCGATGATCATTACTGTACGTTATTACAGCTTCGTACGAAACTTAACCGAAACCGAAAAAGCTACGCTGCGTCAGTTCATTGAGTTGCAGTCATTAGCAACAGTCGGTAGCGACGACTTGTTTTACTTAAAAGCAATCACCCGCGTCGAAGAGGCGTCGTACACAACTGTCTCGCCTTGCAATATCGCTGACATCGCCATCAAAGCGCAGGTTTATCGGCGCATCTCAGGCAGGCAACAAAGTTACGGCAGTGAACGCCGCGCTGGTTACGCCATCAGCGATAACGGCATCCAACAGCGTGTATCCATGTTCTTGATGCATTACCGCGTCGCCGGTGGCAACTGGAGCACTGTCCCTGGAATCTTTGCTGTCCGTCGTGCCGCAGAACAAGACAACTTCATCTACATCAAGTTCAATGGCGGCTCAACACCACAAAACTGGCAGTTCCGCTTGGAACCCGTGACTGATCCACTCGCCGAGATTGCCAAACACAGTTTCATGCGGCAGGCCAATGGTCTAGTCCGGTATTTCTACTTACAAAATTCCGGCAATGCTGCACCGCTGGATCTCGGCTCCGGACGAGCTTTGTATTTCACCGGCTTCATCCAGAACAGTCAGCGCAGCGGTCTGCCCCCACTCAACGACTCACCCAACGGCACTAACGAATGGGACTGGTACAGCCTTGACGCTGATACGCAGCTGCAAACCTCCTTCGAGCGCGGCCCCGAACTAGGGATCACCGCTGTCAGCGAACAACTGACGCAAAACTTTACATCTGCGCTGTACTCCAATCTTGCGCTCATTGGCTTCAACGTCTTCAGCGGCAAAAGTTTGCAAGACATGCGCTCGTTTTCCGCCTTCGTCACCGGCGGCAAACCAGTCCGCCGCATCCGCACATCCGGCAACGACGAACGCGGAAATGCCTGGGGCAGCGCAACATATCGCTACTACCCCACCAATCCAGACGGTCCCACCAGTTTTGCACCGGACATTTTCCTCGACACCATCCTCGACACCCAGGACGGCATCGGTAACTACGCCAAGATCAACGGCATCGACATCCGCCAGCTAGCAATCACCAAGCGCTTCTGCGACGCCAACAATCTGTACATGGATGCGCTTATCGCCGACCGCCAAAACTGGCGCAGCTTTTGGGCGTCTAACGCCCCCTTCAGCCTGCTGGAGTTTGCCCGCATCGGCGGCCGCGAAACCCTGATCCCTAGCATCCCGTACAACCAAACAACTGGCGCAATCCAACGCCAAATCCAAGTCTCCGCCCTTTTCAACCAAGGCAACATCCTCGAAGACAGCTACAAGGAAGAATTTCTAGATTACGACTCAAACGTCCAAGACATCATCGCCACCAT